AATTAACCGAGAAACGACCATGTGCAGATGGTGTGCCTTTGGGATGCGATGTCGAAGGAATTGCATTGGAGGTAAACGTAGGCACACGCAAACCTGTATTAAACACATCAACAGGCAAGACAATAAACATACCTAAACCGATATAAAGATGGCAAGTATTAACGTCAACAATTTACCAGCTAAGGCAGCCGCAGCGATTACAACTGCCGACCAAGTGATGACATTCACAGCAAGCGGAGATACCACTCAAACGCCATTTAATGAAGCTGTGGCACAGGCTAATACTTTGAACCTAATTAGCGAGATTAAGACGGTAAAACTTACCATTCCAACGGCACAAGTATTGACATTGTTCACTACTTCGGTGGCCTTTGGAATTACCGTTCCTGTTGGGTATTTTGTTCAGCCTTTAAGCATGCAATGCGGAGTAGATTTTAACACCGTTGCTTATGCTACGAATACAAGCCTTTCGGTTCGTGCGGTTGGAGCAGATGTTGCCATCGGGTCAAGCACAGCACCATTAGCGGCAACACTTTCAAAAATAAGCAACCTAAATATAAACATAGCCCCAACGGCTGGGCAAACCCAATTTATTGATGGCGTTGATTTGGAAGTATTTGTTGGTATTGGTAACCCAACAGCTGGCGATAGTAACGTGGACGTTTACATGACTTACACGCTTGTTGAATTGTAAAGTATGCCAACCGCAGCCGAATTACTCAAAGCCAAAGTTGACGGGTTAACCACAATTCCTGACAGTTGGGTTAATCGAGTGACGGGGATACAGCCAAAGATAGCTGCAAGGTTAACGCGGTTAATGGCTAAGCTAACCACTACCAACGGAGTAGTTGACCAAACAGGCGCAAACCTTAGAACGGTTACTGCGATATTAGAGGACTTACGGGCGTACATGACACAAGGCGAATACGCCACGGTCATAGGTGAGTTGAATAAAGACTTCATTCAGCAGCAAGCGACATCCACAGCCTACATGACAACTTTAGGCGGGCAAGGAATAGAAACCACATTTGCAGCCCAAACATACGCGGCAAGGCGGGCGCAACTTGTAGGGCAATTGGTAAACGGTATAGATGAAGCAGTTTTGAATCCCGTATTTGAAACGCTACTCACAGGGATTGAAACCAAAGCGAGTTATTCGGATTTGTTGGTAAGCGTGACCGATAGCATAGTTGGCACACCTAACTACGACGGGCGGTTACTTGCTTATTCGCGGCAACTTGTAACCGATACCATTGGAGTAACTGATAGGGCGTTTACCGAGATTATCGCAGCAGACTTAGGCTTAGAGTGGTACCGGTACACGGGCGGTTTGATGGACACGACCAGATGCTTTTGTGAAAAACGCAACGGCAAATGGTATCACAAAAAAGAGATTGAAAGTTGGGGCAACAAAGAGAATTTAGGCGAATGCAACACAGGCAAAGGATGGGCTGGAATGAATCGCGCTACTGATTCAAGTACAATCTTTGCCTATGCTGGTGGGTATAATTGCCAGCATTCTATATTGCCCGTTTCCGAAGCTGCAGTACCTATTGAAACTTTAAAGGAAGCAATAGCCAAAGGATTCTATAAGCCCAATTCAAAAACCCGTAAACTATTGGGTATTTAGTTTAATTTTGCGCGTGAATGATTGCACTCACGTCTATTTCACCACGCCACGCGATTGGTGACGCACAAATAAAAGCCGTTGAAAGTTGGAAGGCGCAAGGTTGCCGAGTTATATCTTTGAATACTGCCAGCGAAATTTCGCTACTTAAAGACCGCTACAATATTGAGTTTGTCGAGGTAACGATTACAACCAAAGGTCTATACAAAGCACCTTATATTCTGATTGGCTCATTTATAGACCACGCAAGGAATAACGGGTTTGAATCAATAATGCTAATCAATAGCGACATTATTCTACGCGGGTCGGTATCGGAGTATTTTAGTAAGTGCAAACAAGGTTTGGTATTCTGCAACCGAACCGATTTTAACCGCGATTTTCAAGACCAAAAGCTATACCCTAATGGCTTTGACGTGTTTTTCATTCACTCCGACTATTACGATTTGATACCTCACACGCTATTCGCGATGGGGCAAACGTGGTGGGATTATTGGCTACCGTATCGCTTTATTATGAGCCGCGTGCAGTTGTTTCTAATCAAAGAACCGATATTCATGCACGAACGCCATCCCGTTCAGTACAACGCGGAGGAATGGCACAGAATGACAAGGCACTTTAGTTGGGTGGAGAATTACTTGGACAGAGGGCGGCCACAGGATATAAACAATACGGTGTTTAGACTTATACAAGCCAAATGCAAGTAAAGCACAAAGAGTATCTTGAATGCGCGGCTATTGTCATTGCCTTTGTTTTATGTTGGGGCGGGTGGGTATTATGGTTATCTTCTTTGACTACATTTATTATTGAATACAAATGCAAATAGATATTTTCGTGCGTTCTTATCCCAAAGATTACGAGTGGCTGCACTTAGCCCTTGCGTCTATTCAAAAGCACGTAACGGGCTACCGTAATATCGTTATTTGCACCCCAACCCCAAGAGGATTGGAACACCTAACCGCTGAAAGAGTGGTTCAAGTACCTGACCTTCCTGATGGATATATCGGCCAGCAGCTAACTAAGTTGGAAGCGTGGAAGTATACCGATGCCGATGCCGTTGTCTTTTGGGATAGCGATGTAATTGCAATAGAACCGTTGGATGTAAACGAGTATTTTGAGAATGGCAAGCCCATCATTTGGAAAACCCGTTACTCCGAGATTGCTTGCCCGTGGCAACCGATTACCGAAGCCGCGATGAAATACATGGTCGAGTGGGAATATATGCGGAGGATGCCTTTAGTTTACCACACAAAGACACTCAAAAACGTGTGTATGTATTTAGAGGAAGTCCACAAATTACCGCTGTTCACTTATCTAAGCCGTGTGCCTTATCGCAGCTTTTCGGAGTTTAATGTGATGGGTGCATTTGCCGAAGTACATGAGCCGAAAGGTTACGTGTTTAAAGACACCAACGGAGCAGATATGCCTAAGATAAAAGCCATGCAGTTCTGGAGTTGGGGCGGGATTACTAACGATGTTCTAAACGCAATAAAATGATTATACACGAATTTTCCAACGGTAAAAAAGTGGCTTTAATTGAGGACGATACTCACATAAGCAAGTGGGTAATTGAGAACCAACGATTAGACCATGACCGCAGTACGTTGCCGCTATTAGATGAATTTATCCATAGGGGCTTTACAGTAGTTGATATTGGGGCTTATATCGGTGACCATACCATTGCCTATTCTAATCGGGTCGGATCACGTGGTTCTGTTTACGCATTTGAGCCAAACCCGAAAGCCTTTGAATGTTTGGAGTATAATCTAAAAGGCAAGGATAACACGGTATGCTTCAAACGTGGAGTAAGCGACGGGAAGCACACAATCGGATTAGCCCACGACCTTAACGCTGGGGCTACTCACGCCATCGCGGAGGGCAATATCCAATGCGTTTCTTTGGATTCAATTAACCTACCCGAATGCGATTTTATCAAAATGGATTGTGAGGGTATGGAAGTCAAAGCCTTACTTGGCGCAGCGTTAACGATTAAGAAATTTGCACCTACTATGTTAATAGAGGTGAACGAAACCGCATTAGAACGACAAGGTGAAAGCCGCGCAAGTTTGCTTGCCTTGTTGGATTCGATGGGCTATGAGTACCGAAACCTTTACAAAAATGAGGGATTGGAAGGGGCGCAAGTGGACATAATATGTACTCCGATATGAAAGCATTTGTAAGCGGCTGCACTGGTCAGGATGCAAGCTACCTATGCGAATACCTTCTTAGTTTAGGCTATGAAGTACACGGCATGATTCGGGCGAGTTCAAACATCGTGCAAGAAAGTAAGCGGTTAAAGTTGTGCTACTCAAACCCGAACTTTCACACGCACTACGGGGATATGACTGACCCGCTATCATTGGAACGCATACTTACGCAAGTTATGCCCGATGAAGTGTATAACCTTGCAGCGCAATCACACGTACGCATTTCCTTTGACGTGCCACAATTTACGGTTCAAACCGATGCCGTTGGTGTGATTAACCTACTTGAATCGATGCGGAGGGTTTGCCCTAAAGCTAAGATGTACCAAGCAAGCAGTAGCGAAATGTTTGGGCTAAGTTGCGATTCAGACGGCTACCAAAGAGAAACAACACCGCTTAATCCTGTTAGCCCCTACGGTTGCAGCAAGGTATTCGCTTACAACGTGGTTCGCCATTATCGGAGGGCTTACGGAATGCACTTGAGTAATGGGATTCTATTTAATCACGAAAGCCCGCGCAGAGGTGTTGACTTTGTAACCAACAAGGTAGTAAAAGCCGCTGCAATGATTGCACACGGCAAACAGGACGTTTTAGAGTTAGGCAACTTAGACGCGTCACGCGATTGGGGTCACGCCAAAGATTATGTAAAAGTGATGCACGCCATGTTACAACTTGACAAGCCGACTGATTACGTATGCAGCATGATGGAAACGCACACCGTACGCGAGTTATGCGAATTGGCGTTTAGTTATTTTGATTTGAATTACCGCGACCACGTTACCACAAACCCGAAATACTTACGTGCGGAGGAACTGCCATACCTTAAAGGCGATTCGACAAAGTTGCGGAGCGAATTAGGATGGCAACCAACCTACACTTTTGAAAGTATGATAATCGAAATGTGCGAGCATTGGACTGACGAGATAAACGGCAAGGAAAGCACACGCTAAAAATTAACTAACTTTGTGGCATGGCACGAAATATAAAGATACGTCCTCAAGATAGGCCAATACGGGGGCGGTGTGGCGGCAAGAAGTCAGGCTGCCAATTGACTGACTTTTATATCGTAATGAAACAGGTAGCATGAACGAGGTCGATGTTAGGCGGTTATTAGATAATGTTCTTGAAGTTGAAAAGAACACTAAAAAAGGTGATATTCCTAAGTATCGGGATGGCTACGTTGCCGCAATCGAGCAGCGCAATTCTATACTTGTCCATGCAGACCCTAACGTATTCCCCGAAAATCTATTTAGAAACCGCGCCCCTAATCAAGATTTGGAGCAGCAAAAGTATATAAAGGACAATTATACCAATACCACATCGCAAGTATTCCAAGACTACCTAACCGTTATTGGTAGGGCGTTTATAGATTCCAACTGGCAAGTAATACCAAAGGAAGGTAGTGAGGATTTGATGAAATACCTACTTACCGATTTGCCTATTTACGGGTCAGTTGAAACCTTTGTAAAAGGCGTATTACCGTCCATCAAAACGAAGGATGCAAACGGTTTGGTTGCCGTTATGCCGCATGGGTTTGAGTACGTAGAAAGTGAGGATGGCGAAAGTAGAGTTGATGACCAAAAGCTATTTGAGCCGACAATTTACTACTATGCCAGCGACAAAGTAATCGAC